CGTGCTGGTGGTGGGAACCAAAAAATTGCAAGTTTAATTCAATCTTATAATTATTATTTACAAATGATGAGAGATGTAACAGGATTGAATGAAGCAAGAGATGGTAGCAAGCCTGATGCAAATGCTTTGGTAGGTTTACAAAAAATTGCAGCTGCTAATAGTAATACGGCAACAAGACATGTGCTACAAGCTGGATTATATTTAACATTAAAAACAGCTGAAGCCATTTCTTTAAGAATATCAGATGTATTAGAATTTAGTAGTACTCGAAATTCATTAATGGAATCTATAGGTAAATTTAATACTATGGCATTATCTGAAATAGCTGAATTGCATTTACATGATTTTGGTATATTTATTGAATTAGCCCCTGATGAAGAACAAAAGCAAATTTTAGAAAACAATATACAAATGGCATTACAACAACAAGCTATAAATCTTGAAGATGCTATTGATGTGCGTGAAGTTAAAAATTTAAAATTAGCTAATCAATTACTAAAATTAAGAAGAAGAAAAAAGTTTGAGCAAGATAGACAAATACAAATGGAAAATATACAAGCTCAAGCAAATTCAAATGCACAAGCAAGTCAAGCTTCTGCGGCTGCTGAAATACAAAAACAACAAGGTATTGCAGAAAGCAAAGTACAAATTGCACAAGCACAAAGTGGATTAGATGTTCAAAAAATGGAAAAAGAAGCAGCAATTAAAAAAGAATTAATGCAATTTGAGTTTGAATTAAATATGCAGCTTAAGGAAAAGGAAATGCAGGTGATTACAAATAGAGAGAATAATAAAGAAGATAGAAAAGACAAAAGAACTAAAATACAAGCAACTCAACAAAGTGAGATGATAGACCAGAGAAAAACTGGTAAACCGCCAAAAGACTTTGAATCCGCAGGTATGGATAATTTAGGTGGGTTTGGTTTAGAACAATTTGAACCAAGATAATTTTTAAATAATTATATAATATTTTATTATGGCAGAAAAAATAGAAGCTAAAGTGTTAGAGACTGAAGAACAGTC